AAGGATGGGCGAACCTTCCTCCAGTGTACGAGTGAGGGGCACAAGCACGACCAGTCCCAGTTCTGGTTAGGGAGCAAGAAGAAGGAGAAGAAGCCCAAGAGAGTTAGGTCTTTACAGGATAGAAAGGAGACCCTGACTGAAATCTCCGACGCCTTCCTCGGATATGTGGAGAACAACCTGTGCTTCAACTTCCCTCAAGGAGTATTCTACCGGAGAGAGCGGGGAGCTTGGCAGATTCAAAGCCCACTTAGAAAGGATACCGTAGTAAACCATCTCATCGGACGGCTCCAACAGAGTGAGTTAGGGATGAAGCATGTTCAAGCCCTCGTTGACCATGTACTGTCCCGCCAAGTATACGGATTTGATTGCGTTTCTTCTCAAGGGCCTGTTGTGCCCAGTGAAGATGGACCTCTCTTGAACTTGTATGCGCCACCGGAGATTGAACCTGCCGCAGGCAAGTTCCCTCGCATCGAGAAGATTCTATCTGTCCTTAGTGGTGAGGATGAAGAGGTACAGGATTGGCTCATCCACTGGAGTGGAGCCATTACCCAACACCCTGAACGCCGTTCAATGGTAGCAGTCCTCTGCCTTTCTCCACAACAGGGTATTGGTAAGTCTATGTATGGGAGGCTCCTTGCCCACATTATTGGAGAGAGGAACTCAGCTATCGTATCCAACCGTTCCCTCCGAGACTCCTTCAATGCGAACTTCGTTACCAAGCTCCTTGTCCTTGCGGATGAAGTAGGTATCGGAGGAAGGGACAACGACGTTATCGCTTCACTGAAAGCCTACATCACGGACGACCGTGTTCCTTGCCGAGCACCTTACGCCGCCCGCACGGAAGTACAGAACCGAATGACTTGGTGGATGACATCCAATGAACGCCGCCCTCTTATGATTGAAGAGGACGACCGTAGGTTCACGGTCTTAGTGCCCAAAGGAGTGACCGCCGAATACCGGAAGATGCTCTCCCAATGCTTCAACTCAAAGACTGGGAAATACTCTAAGTCTTTTGAAGATGAAGTAAAAGCCTATGCCCACCACCTGCACAGCCTTGCAGTAGATTACCGTTCGGTCGCAAGACCATACTCTACTCGGGCACGGAGGCTTCTCCAACAAGCGTCCCGTTCTTCAGTAGATGAGTTTGTTCAGATTACAGAAAAGCATGGGGCTGCTGCTGTGCTTACTGATTACCCTGCTCCTCCTGAATTTCTCCGAGTGGGAGAAGCTCTCATTAAAAGGACTGTCCCCTGCGAACTCCTCTATGGTTCCTATGTGACTTGGTGCTCTCGGAGAGGAAGAAGAGACGTAAGACAGGAAGCAAACCTTCGACTCGCTTTCCAGCAGATAGAAGGAGTAATCACTAAACGTATGCTGATTGGAGGCAAGGGCATTGACTGCTACCTCGGCCTCCCCTCTGCCCAGAAGAAAGAAAATAATGTCGTAGAACTCGCACTCTAAGAACTCTCACTAAAGGACAAACTCATGGACCGCCCGTTCATTTTTACAAGCGTGGTGCCCGAAGGCGCAGACGACCTCCCAGGTGTCTGGAAGAATAAGAACTCCTCCGGATATCGTGTGCCACTGAACGCCCATTCAGTTTTAGGCTACTCAACTTCCGAGCCGGAAGTCCAGGAAGCTCTCGTTTCCCGCGCACTCTCTGGCCCTCTTATGCGGGGGGACCTGTCGGACTTCGCTAAACCACACCAGAAGCGGATGATTGCAAAGGCGCTCGCACTATCCGGCTCACACTGCTGGGCTCCCCCCGGAGCGGGGAAAACCCTTGTCGGTCTCGCGTTTGCCTCGGCATGTGCGGGACCGAGGGTAGTCGTAACGAAGGCCGCTGCCCGAGGGACTTGGGTAGAACAATGCGAAAGGTACACACACTTAGAGCCTACACTTCTTCTTGGGCAATCAGCGCCTGATATAGATCCTTCCTCCTCCAAGCTCTACATCACTGCGTGGGAAACCCTGCGGTTCTGGGTTGAGCCCCTCCGGGCACTCATGCCCGGGGTGATTATATGGGATGAGATTCACTGGCTCCGGCGTCCGAAGCATACCAAGGCAATCATCCAACCCGATGGCTCTGTAAAGTTCCAGGGACTCGGGAATAGCTTAGATGCTGCACGGCAGATTGCCCAGAAGAGTGGACGCAAGTTGGGGCTGACAGCAACGCCTATCCCAGGGAGGGTGCGCGACCTCTGGACTCAACTGGATTTGGTTGAGCCCTGGCAGTGGGGAACCTTCCATCAGTTTGGGATGAGATACTGCCAAGGAATGCACAATGGGTATGGATATTCCTATGATGGACTAAGCAACGCCCAGGAACTCCGGTCACGTTTATCCTATGTAAAGGTACGAGTGAAGAGGGAAGAGGTGAACAAACACCTGCCCAAGAAGAGAAGGGAAGTCGTTCGCCTATCCCATGCCGAGCAGAACAAGCCCGCCGCAATGAAGAGGGAGATTCGGAAAGCCCAGAAGGAAGGAGAAGACAGTTACTTCGAGGCGCTGCTCATGGAAGCTGCTTCGCGTAAGCATAAATACGTTGAAGACAGAGTTATTGAGGCGCTTAAGTCATCCCAGAAAGTCGTCATATTTACTGGCCGCCGAGCGGACTGCGATAGACTCTCCCTTAGAATACGAAAAGTAGCGGAGAAGATAAAAGGGTGCGATGTCTGGTCTGCCCATGGGGGTGTTGACCCGTCAATCCGAGATGGGATTCGGCATGAATATATGGATCACCCCGGACCCTGTTTATTGATTGGAACTGGAGATGCTTGGGGCGAAAGTATTGATTTGCAGGACACTGACCTTGCGTTGATTACTATGCTCCCTTGGACTCCAGATAAAGTAATCCAGTGGGAAGGAAGATTCTCTCGACTTGGGCAAAAGAGACCAGTGCTTGTCTCTTATGTTGTCGCAAGAAATACAGCAGACGAGCACGTTGCTGACTTGCTTCTTGAGAAGCTACCCCACGTTGGAGAGATTGGAGAAGACGCCGCAGCGGAAGAAATCGAAGGCGTGCTCGCTGGCGTAGACAATACAGAAGGTGCTGGTCAAAGACTTTTAGACCGTATCTCTAAAATAGCGAAAGAAAGTGCTTGACATCTGGGCCACAGGTGGTATTTACTATAACAAGAAGGGACATTATCATGGCTAAACTACTCGATGCCGGACGCTCTGAGCGCGGATGGCACAGAATACAAAACGTAATCCGGTGCCCGCGACTTTTCGCGTGGAGGGAGATTGAGGACATTCCGTTCAAGATCTCTCCTCCCCTCGTGAAGGGTTCGCTTCTGCACATTGCGCTCGCTCACCATTACCAGCGGATAAAAGAAGTACAGACGGGGGGTGACCCAGAAGACTGGCTCTCTCCTGAAGACGCGGTGTTCGCTCTTGCCCAGAAGAATAGAGAAGAGTCTCCCCTGTGGGAGGAGTGCGCTCCTCAGATTGTAGATGCCTACTTTGCCTACCGGAACAACTGGATGCGGGAGGACTGGAAGGTACTCGATGTTGAGTTCGAGTTGCGTGCCCGGATTGGTAAGCAGAAACATTTATACACCCAGCGGGCAGACCTCATCATTGAGGACCACAACGAGCGGGTGTGGATTGTTGACCACAAGAGCGCGTATAGGATTTCATCAAAGACGCTACGCCAGCACATCCTCGATGGACAGTTCATCGGATACCAGATGTTTGGCTACGCAAAGTACGGGGCCCGGTTCGCCGGGGTGCTCGTCAATCGGGTGAAACTCTCTACTCCCTACGAGTATGACCGCCGTTCCCTCGAACCTGCTCCCGCAGCAATCGAAGACTTCGTGAATGTAATCGAAGAAGCGGAAGCTCGGATTGCTCGGTACGAGGGGAAGCCTACCCGAGAGTGGCCAATGGCCCTGAACAACCAGACCTGTTTCGGCAAGTACGGACAGTGCTCTGCCTATGAGCTTTGCCGCTTTGGGGGTGAGTGATGGCGAGAAAGAAACAACGAGAAGAGTCCCGAGGACGCCCCAGTAAAAAACACTTGGGGTGCGTCGTAACGGGCTGTAGAGAAGACCACCGTTCTCTGGGTTTTTGTAGTAGCCACTACCAAAAACACTGGAGAAAAACCCAGAAGGAAGCCCTACTCCTGGGAACTTCAATCAAAATGACCCAAACAACAGGGAGGCTAATCCTCCCACAAGAGTTGACCGAGAAAGAAACCCAACAGAAAGGAAAGAAGATCATGTCAAAGGACAAAACTACAAGCAAGCCAAACACTAAATGGAGTCCGGAAGAAGAACGCGCCCTTCTCCGTGCAATGGATAAGGTGAACAAGAATCCCCCTCCTGGCGGCCAGAAAGGGAAACAATGCCCCGTCTACTGGAATGAGGTGTCAGTTGTTATGCGCTTGGACTCAAACTACAAGTTCAACCGAACGGGAAAAGCCTGCGACGTTCGAAGTCAAGCCATGAAACGGAAACAAGACGCCTCCAATTCTAAAGAGGAAGTTGCCGGGAGTCCTGGCCTTTCCCGACACTGGACTAAGGTCGTAGGAGAAATCGGACAGATTAGAAGCGACATTTCCCAGACTTGTGAGAAGGTTACTGGAGTTGAGCACTCAGTTGTCCGGTTGGAGGAAGAAGTAAGCCGGATGCGAGAGAGCATCCAGAATATCGAAAGAATGATTATGGAAGTCTGCGAATGATTCTGCTCAAAGTTACGGAGAAAGAACAACCAGTTATCCTGGAAGCCCTTCACTTCTTTGGAGCGGAAATCCAAGCTCGAATGAAGTCAATGGGCGAGGACAATGACCTGGAGTCCTGGGCAGAGATGCTCACGACAATTGACCAAATCATCGATGTAATCAAGTTGACCGATCAGAAACCCGTGTGTTAGTTTTACCAATCAAATGTGTGTGAGGAAAAATCAATGGCTAAAAATGGAAGCAATGGCGGAAGCCATCAGGCTGCTGGGGGCGTATTCATCTGTCTCTACGGCCCAAGTAAAGCAGGAAAGACTGTCGCGTCAGCAGCGGCTGGAGCAACCGGGGTCTTCATTGGAGACCCGGCAGGCCTTATGTCCGCCTCCCGATTCCTCGGAATAGATAATCTAAATATCCTCCCGGCCAAGACAGTGCCGGAGGCGATTGCCCAGATTGAGAAAGTAGTGAAGAAGGGGAACTGCCCTTCCATCGTAATCGATGACTTCTCTCTAATCGTCGAGGCAACCATCAATGAATACGAGAGCAGTAAGGGACGAGCAGGAATGTGGTCTGCCCTAACGAGAGACGTACTCGCTGCCCGAGACGCTGCCCGTGCAGCTACCTCTCAGGGCACGGTCGTTATCTTCAACTGCCATGAACAACCTCCAAGGACCAGCAGTGGTAAGTTTATTCGCGGGGGCCCTTCACTACCTGGCCAGCTTCCAGAAAAGTTTAGTGGCATGGTCGATGTGATTGGCCGTGCGATGTTCGAGCCTACTGCTGCTCCTTGGAAATACCAACTCTGCTTTGAGCCCTTAGCAGATTATGTCTCCGGAGACAGGCTCTCTGTATTCCCGGGCCGAGCGCCCATGAATATAGCGGAGGGCCTTCGGGCAGCAGGCTTTGTAATCCCTTACCCCAAAGGACTGGAGTGGATTGACAAGGCGGCGGAAGGGCTGAGCCAGAAGATATTAGAAGTCGGAATCGAGAACTGGTCCGAAGTCTTAAAGGAAGCCTCGGAGAAAATGAGGGGAAAGCGGAAGCTCCCCCATATCCGCTGGGCCCTACAAGATGGGCTTCACCGCGCCACTATCTACCACTACACAGCGGTCGATGCTCTCCGAGCATTCGCTGGCCCAATAGATGGAGAAGAAGAAGGATTATTCGTTTAGTGGATTGGGGGCTGAGACACCTTGCGTTTCTTGTCCTTTCTCTTGGAGTCTCGCCTCCAATCCCAACCCCTCGCATGTGTGAGTAAATAACAAAAAGCCCGAAAGGGCAGGAGATAAGAAGATGAGCATTGTAACTATCGAACTTGATTTTACCGGAAAGACCCCCGCAGGTGGTGCTGGCCTCGGCTACCTCACCAGTGGTATGCATAAGGCTTCCATTCTGGAGTTCAAGCACTATGAAGAGTCCAACCGTCTGTATGTCTACATGGCAACTGACGGTATTCGCCACCGGGAGAGTTTCTCCTTGAGTGAACGAGCAATCCCTTTCATCATGGGCTTTCTCGTTTCCGCTGGCGTCTCGGAGAAGAAGCTCCAGGGCAAGGTAAACTTCCCATTCAGTAAGCTGGCAGGAAAAACCGTGTATTTCAACTACACCGCACCCACCATGGGCGCGAACGGTCAACCTGTTGAGGGAAGCTATCCGGAATACCGCTTCGTGAAAGAAGCGCATTATGCCCAGATGGAGAAGGTAGCAGCAGCGCAAGTTGCCGCATCCCAGACCGTGGCTACGGACGAAGCCCCGGCTCCCGCGAAGGCCACGAAGAAGGCCGCACCCGCCAACAACAAAGTCGCGGCCTCCGATGACGATCTCGGTTTCCTTTTGGACTGAGTGGCCTGCCGGCTTGCCGGAAAACGACAGCGCAGGGAGGCATGGCTGTGGTCAAATAGATGCCTCAACTTTTCCCGGAGGGTGGTGGGATTCACAAAACTTAGGGGTATCCAATCCCCGAATGATTCGTGTACCGGCCCCCCGCCACCCTCCACCCTCTTAGCCCAACAAGAACATGTCCAACTTCTGCCCAAAATGTCCCATGCGTTCCGCTGGGGGTGACGACCCTGTAGGTTCTGAATCCCATGCGGATGACCGCGTCATCCTTTTAGGGGATGTGCCTGGAATGCACGAAACTATTGAAGGGAGACCCTTCGTAGGTCCCGGGGGCATGGAACTTCAACGGGCATTGAACGCGATTGGTGTGCGCCGGGACGAATGCTACATCACGAATACTATTCGTTGCCGCCCTCCAAGGAATGACCTCGAAGCCTTGAACATAAAGATTTCCCGGCAGAACAAGAGCAGACAGAAGAGAGCCCGAGAAGAGAAGACGGAAGCCTGCTTAATTAAAAAGCCCTTAGAGGCTTGCGGTGGAAGACTCTACGCAGAACTCAAGGCTACGGGAATCACAGACATAATCTGCCTGGGCAAAGCAGCGGCGAAAATGATTCGCGGGGGTGACCCCTCTATTATGGGACTACGGGGAGGGTGCGAACTACTGCCCGCTCCTTGGGACCCCGACACTCTTTTACGGGTTGCCTATGTGATGCACCCCTCTATGGTCCTACGTCAGATGGCGTACCAGGATGTCTTCCGCCATGACCTGTCCAAGGCATTCCGCTTTTTCCAGGGAAAATTAGAGTGGGAAGACCCACTTATTGTGCGGCTTTCTAAGTACGAGGACATTGCAGAATATCTTGAGAAGTTCAAGCGGGAGGGGAAGCCACTTGCGTATGACCTTGAAACCGATGGCATCAACCCACTTACTGCGAATGTCCGGTGCGTCGGAATCGGAAACGAGGATGAAGCCCTAATCATTGAGATTCGGAGCATTCACGGGCATCTGCTCATAGAGCCCGAGGATGAAGGGAGAATCAAGAATCTTATCCGTAAGTTCTTTGACTCTCCAGGTGTCCCCATCCTCGGACATAATGCAGGCCAGTATGACCGGCTCGTAATGGAGCAGTGGTTGGGTGCCACGCCTACCCTGACTTGCGATACTATTATCCTACATCTGCTCGCTGACAACGAACTTCCGCATAATCTTGGGTTCGTCGGGTCTTTTTACACAGACAATCCAGAAGCCTGGAAGGCAAACCATACTGCTGTACAAGCCAAGACTGATGAAGAACTCCATATCTATTGTGGGAAAGATGTTGCCGTCACCGCGAGAATCGCTCGGCCGCTTGCCCAAGATGTGAAAAGCCGTAAGCAGCTACACTTAGTTTCCAGAGAGCATACGCTACAGTCTTTGGGCTCTGCCATGCAGACGAATGGCATCGCTGTTGACCTCGACCGGGCGACAGAGCACTTGATTTCCCTGGATAGTGAGGCGAAGAAGCACTTAGCTATCTGCCGGGAGATCACCTCCGAGAAGTTCAATCCCCAGAGTACCCGACAGATGGCAGGGCTCCTGTTCAAGGACTGGAAGCTGGCTCCTCACCACTACTCTGAGAAGACAGGCGACCCCTCTACGGACGATGAAACTTTGCGGACGATGATTGTCCATTATGGTTTGAGTGCAGACAGGGTGACCTTTCTTCGGTCTGTCCGAATCTACCGTAAGATGACTAAGCTCTTGGGCACCTATGTCCGACCGCTGGTGGAGAACAAGACTCTCCGGATTCATCCCTCATATAATAGGCTGCCTGCCACGGGAAGGTACTCCTCTTCCAACCCAAATGCCCAGAACATTCCTTACCTTCTTCGGGATATTTATGTCGCTAAGGAAGGACATGTCCTTATTGGGGCAGACATGGATCAACTTGAACTCCGGCTGATTGCGGAAGAGGCTAAAGCACAGCATTCTATTCGAGTCATCCGAGATGGGCTTGACCCCCACAACGAGACAATGGAGATTGTATATGGGAAAGGAATCTGGGAACTCGCAGGAGCGCCCAAAGATCGTAAGGAGAAGGGAAAAGGCAACTTCAAAGCCACCCGAGACATTACAAAAAACACCCGATACGCTTGGCAGTACGCTGCCTCCACTAAGCGGATTCACGAGCAAATCTGCTCAGTAGAGGACGATAGTGGGAACCTCATCTACGCGCATCTTTCTGTTGAAGATGTTCGTCAGGTAGTAGAGGGACTCAAGCGGGCTGACCCGGAGATCCCCCGTTGGTGGAGAATGATTGAGAGCAGGTACCGGAGAGAGGGGTTTATAGGAGACTCCCTCTGGGACAGGCGTAGGTACTTCAGAAATGAGGACAAGATTAATGAGCTTGTGAACCACCCCATCCAATCAGGGGGGGCTGTCATCGTGAATGAAGGAATGATTGAACTCATTTATGGCGCTCAGCCCTGGTTCTCGACGGAGGCTATTTCTTCTACAGGAGAGACTCTCCCAGTAGAGTGGCTCATTAACCATGGACATGACGCGCTTTATCTTGAGGTGCCTGAAGACACGGCAGAAGAAGCAGCCAAGATTCTTGAGGGTGCGATGAACAGAAGACGGAAAAAGAATCCCCTCCTTGACTACACAGCAGGAGCGGAGATTGGACACAGGTGGAATGAAGTATGAAAAAGAGAAGTAAATGGGTGGAGACCGAGGTCGAGTGTGATGGGAGAGTCTTTCTTCTCCCTGTGCGTTGCCGTATTGAGACTCAGCGCGGTAGGCTGCGAACCTGCATCCAGCGGAGGAACTCCCTTACTAAAAAGTGGCACGCGGACCATACAACAAGGTGGCTCCCCACTGTTGGGGCCAGCCGAGTCACGGTCGAGTTCTTGGATGTCATGGCTCAGAGAATGGCGGATAAGCTCGTCAAAGATATTGAGTCTGGGCCTATGCACTCTGATTGGAGAATCTAATGCCAATCTATGATTACGAGTGCAAGCTATGTGGCGAGCAGACAGAAGTTATCCAGCGTCATATGGACCCTCCCCCAAAGTGCTGCGGTAAGCTGACTAAGCGGAAGATTTCCAGAACCTCCTTCTCTTTGAAGGGGGATGGTTGGTATCGGGATGGGTATGGATTGCAACCAGCCAAGAGCCCGAAAGGGGAATCCGATGGATAGTCCTAAGCTACTCCGATGTATTCGTGAGGCGATGCCTCATGTGTACAGGCAGCAGGGCCACGGCAAACACGAGCAAGATCGTGTGGATGCCGAGGCGTGGTGGGCAAAGTGGCGGGAGGTCCGCCAGTATTGCGGGAGACTGGACGATTTAAAGCAGAAAGAGAGAGCGATAGATGTCTTCGGACAACCAACACAAGAAAAGGATACTGAGATGAGCAAGAATATACGAGTTTTCTTTGGGCACCCGTCAGGCGCAGACGCCAAGGCGATTGCCCAAGGATGTAGAAAGATAAGAGAGATTATCCACGCCAAGGGAGAAAACGCGGGTAAGAGTCTGAGAGTGTCAGTCATTTCGGGAAGGGATGACTTTCAGATTCATTGCCGAGGTGATTGGTCTGCTTGGGCAAAGAGCGTCGTAAGTCGGGAACATGCGATGACTCGGGTCCCATACTACGATTTATTCGTAGTCCCCAGCCAATACGTCGGAAGGGCGACCGCCCAGATTGTAGACCTCGCAACGCGAGGCGGTCGTCCTGTTTTCCTCCTAAAGGGAGAACGCCTCGAACGTATCTCCTCTGTCTACCCCTATGACCCAGATGATTGGCAAGGAGGGTTCAAGTGTGAGCCCAAAGAGTCAAGCACCCCCCAACAGGAGAAAGAAGATGAGTGAAGAGAACATTACCCCCGAAGAGAGGCAGAAGGCTCGGCTAAATGCCCCGCAGTATCTGACCGAACTGCGGGACCTTGGCCTCAGTTTTGAGCGGATTTCAGTCAGTATGGGTGAAGTGCTCGGAGGAGCAGACCCAAGCGTGACGAGTATCAAACGGTGGAAAGCGGGGAAGAACCTGCCTTCTATAGCGTTCAGTTTTGCCCTTGCAACAGTTTATAAGAAGGAGAAAGGAAATGAGTAGTTATGCAGTCGAGGTCGTTTCGACCCTAAAGAGCCCAGACGGGATGCCCTATACGGTTCCCTTGGGTAAGAACACAATCCTTATTGGAGACAATGAGTCGGGGAAGAGTGCTATTGCTGAATCCCTTCAGCTTGCACGGACGGGAAGTGCCTTTGGCCTCCTGTACCGGGATAAGCCTGTAAAGGCTGGTACTCTTCTCTCGGCTCTCATCCCCTTGGGGGCTGACAACG